ATCTCCCGCATTAAAATATTAGGGTTACTCATTATGGTTAACATGGCCCAAGTGGGCATTTAAATCCTTCCTCTTCAAGAAGCATCAACCAGTCGTGAGCGAAGTATGACCGACGATGACCGCAGCTATGGACCGCAGCAAGAACATCTCTGAAATCTTCAATGACCGCAGTCTCACCATACCGCATCTTCGCAATGATCACCCCATCTTCCACAACTAGATCACATGATGATTTTGCTCCGGTATTAAGACCGACCGAGAACATCCGACCCCCATCGTAAAAAGGCCCCAGTGTAATTTCGATCCCGAATTCTATGGCGGGTCTCAAAATCGTGAATATTTCGTTTATCTTATCTTGTGGTGGCATCTCCAGTAATTCCATAGCGGGACATTAACCCAAACCCAAACTCTTGTCAACTTTTATTAAAAAGCGTTTTCAACCCTTGACAATACACGGCAATCGTCCATTATAGGACCATGAAGAAACCATTACCGGCAGACAAATATGACCCCGACACACTAATGTCGTATCAAGAATGGAAAGACTGCGAGCGATTCGTCCTGAAAGGTTCAAAGATGAGATGTAGGGATGCCGTGGGTGTTCCACAGTTCAGCGTAGACCAAGTGACCGATCCCGTTATGGAGGATGAAGAGCCGTATGAAGATCGACCCCTCGTATCGAATAGATTGTATGGTGAGCGTTTTGATCACTCTTTCGACAATTTCATGGAAAACACACAACACAAACACCATTCCGCTAGCGAAGTCATGGATGCAGTCACCAACGATGGGACTTGGGACGAACCAACATATTAAACATTATGGGCAACTGGTCAACATTAGAGGGAACAATCGAAATCCCTAAAACCGCAAAGGTGTCTATCCACAAGGCTATTGCCGAACATCTCACCGATGAGTATAGTTTGGATCTACAAACAACCACCACCAACGCTACATACATTCATAAAATTGAACTCACGGTATGTCTTTCAGCCGTTGAGGTGTTCGCACAATGGGATGAATTTAAAAAGGCACTAAAAACTAAAAAAATATTGCTTCACCTGAGCGGTATTATATACTGACCCCACAAACAAAAATATTATGAGCGAATGGAAAAGTAAACGAATTCTCATGTTAGAGATTGACAGTTGGTTAGAGTCTAAGTATAATGCGCCAGATGAAACAACTGAATAAAAAAGCACTAGTAAGACTATCCGAAGCTATCGAAGTCCTCGAAGCTATCGGTCCAGCACTCTCGCCAATCGTAGACACACTTAAAGATATCCGATCACACTCCAGCCTCCAAGAGGAGGTGCGATTCATCGAACACATCAAGGACTGCACCTATATGGTGGCGAAAGACCACTTGGAGGATGCGAGGGTGTATCAGACAGCGGGGTATGATACTGACCGTTCTTGGACATGGGAAGAGTGCCCCTTCTCATATGAAGAGCGGATCGAGTTGATCAAGGAAGTCCTCAACCAACTACCCCACTTCGAGAAGCATGACCGGAGGAAGGGTATTGTGATCAGAGAACTGCTCAAACAGGGTAAATAGTAGAAGTATGAGTAAATTTGAAGACCTATGTAATCACATTCTTAAGGAGAGTGTTGAATTTGACATCGAAACCTTTATTAAAAGCATCTCAGGCGAATTGGTGAAGTCTGCCCAAGTGGTCTACGATGATTGGGAGCAGGACTCGGAGGGTTACAGTGAAGAATATGGCGGGGGTGGCATCTGTGATCGGGTGGCTGATGAGATGTCTAGCAAGTTCGAAGAGTTAAATGACAACGAAGATTGGGAGTCATACACCCAATTCGATGAATATGAATGCCACACCGACTTCTACGTTGCTAATCACAAACTGAAGGAGATTGTGAAGGTTGGGTTATCGCCGTTCTATTACGAGCAAGGTGGTGGTTACAACTGGACCAAATTACCCGATGTTACACTGACCGGTGACATGATCCTCGTTGATGTGGGATACGATTATGAGAATACATTCAGTGACGATGGGGAGTATATGGAATAGAACAAAATCTTATGAAATATCTTATACTACTCCTGTTTATATCCACCACCTTGTTCACTAGTTGTATGCCTAAGAGCAGCGACTACTATACAGTCAAGGCTCGAATCACCTACTATTACAATGGTCAGGATAAGTGGGGATCGCAGGTGGCTGACCCCCGAACCAAGCGAGCAAAACAAGGCGTGACCGTTGCCGCCCACCCTAAGTTCAAGTTCGGACAGAAGATCGAAATCCCCCAGCTAGCCAAACAGTTCGGTGATAGTGGTTTCATCGTCCAAGACAGGGGTTCTGCCGTAACCAAGAAGACTGCCGCAAAGGGTAGGGGTTATGTGTTTGATGTCTACTGTAAGGACCGTGGGACATACAGGCGCATGATTAAGAACTCGGAATGGATGACGGTGAGGATTTACAGAAACTAATAACCGAAACGTATAAATAAATTTATGATTACAAATGATTCAATTCTAGAGGAAGCATATTCGGTGTGTGGTGTATGTGATGGTGAAAAGGAAGTCATTGAGGAAAGCCTGTCAATGTTCGACCTCATGCGCGAATACCCACGGGTTCATAGCACACTGGGTAATCTTGGATCAACATTAACCAATCTCAAGAATGACCGCCAATATACCGACGATGAGAAGGAGTTGGTGAAAGAGTTCCTCATGAGATATATCGAAGAGGTCCTTTAAAAGGTCTCTAAGAACGACTGAATGCAGTCGCCAGACAAAGCCGCTTCACTGAGCTTGTAACAGCCCGAGTGCCTATTGGTCACCATAATGTCCATCTCACTACTACTTAATGTGGTCGGTATCAGGAAGGAAACGGCATTGTTGTCGAGAACAGTATATTCTGGTATTTGGTATCCCTGAAATTCAGGACAAGATGCACTCAATGACTGTGATAAACAGAATGGATTCCAGCTACTAGTGGGGAAGTTTGAGCCTGATAACGGTAGGGCGTATATCGCATCGACATCAATAAGATTGTTACCATATAGCGTGACATACTTCCCCGCCTCTATACACTCAGGGACAATCTCTATAATATCAGGGGCACCATATTCCATGAGAGAATCGCCATATTCCCGCTCCCCGACAATATTGACATCTTCATTTAACCGGACCATATCAATATTGAACTCAATACAGTTAATAGAACCAACCGTGCTCACCTCATCCTTGAAGATCCAGCCATTTAAAGTTAGATTGAAGGAACCATCATAACGAGCCTTATCTTCCGCCGCCAATTTATTGGGGAAATTCTGTGTCTGGGTTCCGTCCCACTCCACCTTTGAGATCAATTCCTCATCAGAAAATGGATGTTTCCACGAAATCGAGATATAGGGATTCAGCGCACTTATATAATGGGAGGCGATTTGATCATAGTCGGAATGTTTGGTGGTTGCGAACTCAACTGCATATGTTAACTTCACTGGTGTAGGTGCTCGATATGAAGGGAAGTCGTCAGACCCATCCCATTCATTCTGATTGATTCGATCACGGTTTTTGGAGGCATTTCTATCAGTATCTATACTGATAGATTTCATGGAAACCGCAATTATGGGGAATTTTATCGTTCCATTCACCGAGATGGATTCCTCCAACTGCCGAAGTTTATACCCATATCTGATGGGGACTTCTATCTTTTTAATCAAAGTCGAGTCACCATTGGCATCATAACTATATCGGTTTATAACCACACCATTAAGCGCAGCCAACAAATGCATTGTGAGATTCGTAATACCCCCTTCGGTAGCCTGATGATTCATATTCATAATTATATGAGTGAGTGCATTCAATCCTTCTTGCAATTCTTCCGCAGTCAACACGTTTACCCCCGATGGCAGCAATGATCTGTCTAGCGTTATTGCTACTACGGGTCTTGTTGGTTGCGAACCCACCAACAAGACCAAGGACCTATTTGCCGACCTTGTGGATAATGCCGCAAACATGTATGGTTTACGACTACTATACTACCGTCATAACATTGACCCTAAAAAGACCCACCCAATATATGGGGAGTCTTTTGAAGCTTTTGAAGATCCGGTTGAATTAACAGGGATGATCGACATCGCATCCGATACATCCTTCTTGTCCCAATTCGGTATTGAGAACCTAAATGAAGTGGACCTACAGATTTCATATACCGAATTTGCCGCCGCATTTGGCGACACGGGCTCACCCAACAATGGTGACAAGTTTGAGATTAAAGACCTTCTTTGCGACCGACCTTCGGGGCATGTCAAAGCAGTTTTCCAAGTTACCTCACAGGGTGACTCCGACTTGTTCCAGATCTACAAGAGGTGGTTCATCACTGGTAGAAGAGCAGACTTTACTTATATCGATAATGAGCCTCAGGAGATCATTAACGATGATGTGTTCGATTCGGCATATGCTGGTCCGGTTGACATGATCGACCACACACCATTGACTGGTGACCCGCAAGGGCAGTTTAATAAGCAGGGAAGGGATATTGACACTCTAGCCGAGAAAGACTTCAAGAATGATAAGAGTGAGGTTTATGGTGGTTATGAGAGCAAAGGCGGAATCTTCTTCGACTTGGATTAACATTTGAATCCTAAGTGAGACCAAGAGTCTCCCTAAACTCCCGTTCCATACTCTTAGATTTTCGGTCGGCGATTTTTAACCAACCCGACTCCAGCTTGGGTAATTCGTTACTATTGACATTTAAGTGGTTTAGAATACATTTAACGGTCTGGTCCTTATTAGAGATCAAATCTTGCTCATACGATACTTTCAAATGATTGTTCTTAGAGAAGAATTCCTGATAGAACTTATCCTCCTTTTTAATTTCGTCATAACACCATTTGATATCTTTAAAGGAATATTTTACATCCAGCGGCTTGTTGGTGTGCCATGTATTAGTTTTCCACGATTTGAATCTGGAGATTGCTTGGGCTACTTTGTTACCGCGATCCAGCCAGATGAAATCGGTAAATTGTAACGGACTGTTTGCTGCCGCATTCCATTGGTCAAATCCGACAATCTTAGCACCGAATACTTCATTTTCGGTTTTGGTCCCATTTATAACACCGTCAACATAACCTTTACCTGTACCCATCTCCGCAAATCCATCTCTCAAATCTAGGTTGAAGAACTCTTGCGGATTACCCGCCCTGTTAGTTGATCTAAGTAGATCACATAAAAATGTTGAACCACTCCGACTCCCACATACTATAGCATATTTTGATTTCATATTATTTTTTAATTTGGTTGACTTCTTTGAGAATGTTTTTCATAAAACCCTCGATATTGATGTCTCTCTTGTCTAGGGCTTTAAGATACAAATTCGCTTCTTCTATTTTATTGTAAAGATCCGGAATTTCTTCGGGGCTGTCGAAAAATAGTGGGTAGTCCTCCCCCAAATATTGGACCGTGGATGGAAGCCTATTTACGATTATGGGGGTATTACCCGCGATACATTCTAGTATAACATTAGATGCTGAACATTCAAAGTATTCTACCAACACAACACTCGTTCGGAGTATTTCGTCATATTTCGAAGGCAAAGCGAATTTGACGCTATGGTCCCCAGCTTCCCTGTATTTATATCTAGCGTTGAAATAGTTCTTATCCCGAAAATCAAAACTAGATTTAAAAAGGTTATCCCAATATTTCGACACCTTCCCATCATAAATTTGAAGCCAATCCATATCACTCCATAGTCGGTTAAACTCGACACCTTCCACATTAGGAATTTGTTCAATTAATCGAGTGTTCCGCAAATAAAACCCTATTTGATATGACGTTTTGTTTTTACACCATGCATCATAATCCCATTCATTGGGTTGATCGACATCAATTGGATGCTTGAGTGACACCACCTTACAATCCAACTGAGTCCTAAGCCAAACCGCCAACTCGTCTGATAGAGCAACTACCAGTTTCAATTCTTTACTGCTTTCTTTGAACGCATCCATCTCAAACACCGCAGACAAATTCTCTTTGTAGTTCCCAAATGATGGAATGCTTTTGGGATGGTGGATGATTGTAATCCAAGGTTCTTTATAGATTACCGGATTTGGTGTGTAGCAGAAGTTTTGTTCGAAGAAATCATCAAATATGATACCATTTTTGGATTCGATTGTCGAGAGGTAACCGAAAACCCAAGGCCAACCAGTCCGGTGACACCCCACCCCAATGACATCCTTCTCAGCCCTTACCAATTTAAAATCCCCATAGTTAACCGCCGCATCCACACTACCCGCACCCGTTCCGTTATCGGGATTATAGCCAAATAATAAACGGATAATTTTAACCCACATATTCTTAACCCACAACAAAACGGAATTAATGAATTTACTTATCATAAAATTAATTAGCCCGTTTATTTAGAATGACAACCACTGTTTTGAATTACCCCAACCTTATGTGGTTCGGGTGGAAATGATCTTATATATTTCCTCTTTCAATTCACCGCTTACTGTAGTATCGGTATCGAGGTTCACAATCGTATCGGGGAAATCCTCCAGAAACCGTTTGGATATATAGTTATCCTGCTTCCTCAGACGGTCAAGGAATATATTCAGTATAGAATCCCAAGGGAGCTTATCATCCATAAAATGATGCCACTTAACATCATTGACAATGATTCTGTTCTCGCATTTATCAATGATAAACTTGGCATTCTCCCTTGCGACTGCGTTTATATCCCGAAGGGGGACACTAAAAGCACCGTCAACTAGAAACCCACACTCCAGTAAAAACTCATAGAGTTTCCTAGAGTGGATCTTATAGACATCAGATGCTTTCAGTAGCCGTATCATAACTTAGGAATGTAAACCGTATCCGAAATTAGGAATGGTGGAACCTTCGGGTTTCTCTTTAGACCAATCATCCAAAGTAGGAATGTCTTCATTAACAATAAGGAATGTGGCACCTTTTTCAGTGCAAACGAATAGATCTAGTATGAAGTTTGCAAACTTCTCAGTATCCCAACAGACCAAATGGATGGCGGGGTCACCATATTCGTCCATAATAGGTTGGTGGTTGTGGTCCTTTGCAGCTTCTTGATCAAAGTATTTCTCTAGATCAATTCCTAGGTTATAGAACACAACCGCTTGTTCAGAGTTTAGATAGTTCTCTTCGTAATCACCACAGAGACTCTGGATATTATACAGTTTATCAACCTTAAGACACAAATCGACCAATTCTTTAAAGGTAGGAATGTTGGTGTCTACGGTATAGAAGTCGCATTGATTGTGTCCATCTTTAGACCAATCCCCAATAGGTAGTTTAAATATCATATCAGTAGTTTAAATAATCTCCTTCGGTTTTGTCAAGGTCAAAAAACTTGGGTTTGTCATACTCATCCAATACCTCAAACTGCTTCAGGTAATTCCACAGACGCTCGAAGGCACGTTGATTCGGGAAATAGGTAACAACATCGGACTTCCGAGCCGCTTGCGTAGTCATTGCCACCAAAACACTATCTAAGAAATAGTAGTGTGTTCCAACTTCCTCGTAAGTGCATTGCCAAGTATGACCGCCCCCTATGAATATCTTCCCGTCCTTATGGAGGGCGTCATCATCTAGGTCATATTCCCCGATTCCACAAGCCTCAACAATGCTACGATCTAGGTAATATGCCGCAACATGTGCTTCTCCAAGGGCTTTTGCAGCCTGTTCTTTAATGGTTTTCATGTTAATCTAAAAATTCGAGGACTCTATGTGCGTCTAGTATCTCTTTGGGTAGTTCGTGGGCATCATCAGGCTTCCCTCCTTCATCATCGGCCCATTTCATATCACAATCCCTACAAATTTCCCATATAGCACCACCCCGATAAGTGTCCTCATGTAGACAGGGTTGTTGTTCAGCGTATCTTAGCAGCTTTTTGAATTCGCTAATAATGTGTTTCTTTTTCATAACCCCTGCAACCTAGCAGGGATATCGAAATTAACCAAGCCTTTTTTTACTTTTTCTCGAAGAGCCTTTGGTGGTGCCCCTTGCCGGAACCCCGCAAACCCATTTAAGAAGTCGTCTCTAAAGGCAGTGTGGCAGTTCATAATAAACAAATTCTCCACATAATTGAGTTCCCACTGAGAATACACTAGACGCAAAATCTCCCGCCTAACCGGAACACCCTGTTTTATCCACTCATTAATGGACGTTGATGAGGAGGTGTAATCCCGCCACTTATGTTCCTTAACAACTTTCCTCTTCCGCTTCTTACCTTTTAGTGGTGGCCTTTTAGTGGTGGACCAAAACTGTTTGCAGCCAATATAATAATTCGGCTTTTTTGTTTCTGGGTTCTCAATGGTCATCAGGTAAATAAACCCGTGATCCTCATCAGTGGGTTTAAATCCATCCTCGATACCTTCCCATGGTTGTAACATGATAGTAGTTAAGTAACAAAGCCGATGTTACAATAGCAAATCGATGTTACTTCTTCTTAGGACTCCTGCGTTTCTTCTTCTTCTTTTTTTTACCAAATATACTTGTGGGTATTCTGGCATCACCTTCAGCATACCAATCGGAATTGGTGGGGTCAACCGCATTCCCGTGCTCACCGTTAATAGGTTGCTTTGCGACACCACCACTAATAGGTGAGATGAACACTGAGCTTGTTGACATAGATTCTTCAATCTGTTTAAGGGCATCTTCAAATTTATTCATCCGTTATATAATTATGTGTGCTATGGGGACATTACCCATATCGAAAATATTATGCCGCATTAATAATATTTTTAAACGCTTAAGCTATAAATAACAATATGGAGAAACTTCTCAAAGAATTATTTGGAGACCACGAAGGTGTCCTTTCAGAGTCGGCACAACAGTCCATTACTACATTGGTCCAGAATCAGGTTGAAACCCTGTCTGACGAAAAAGTAAAGCTATACGCTGAAAGTGTTGACAAGGAACATACCGGATACCTCCAGACGATTGTTGAGAGCTACGAAGGTAAGTTGAAAGACCTTAAAGAAACACTCACTGAGAGTATTGATGAAGATCACTCCGGTAAGGTCAAAGCACTCTTTGAGAAATACGATTCAAATGCTGCCGATAAACTCTCACAAGTTAAAAGTCATTATGAGAATTTGCTCAACGAGGGTGTTAAAACTCAGACTGAAGTTATTGTCGAGAAGGTGAGTGCTTATTTTGATGACTGGTTGGAGGAGAAAGTCCCCACCGAATTTATCGAAGAAGCCGCCAAAAAGGACTATGCGACCGAACTACTCGGTAAAGTTTCCAAGCTTGTCGGTATCCATGAAGGTGTGGGTGATGATGAGACTAGAGCCGCAATGCTCGATGCACACAATGCACTAAAGCAACAGAACGTTGTTATCGACGGTCTTAAAAAAGACCTCTTTCTTCAACAGGAAACTGCAAGTCTCCCTGTTTCCGAAAAGAAGGCAATCATGGAGAGTTTTTCTAGCGAAGAACATACATTCGATTTCGTAAAGCGTAATCTCGAATTCCAGAAAAAATCTCTGTTAAAAGAAAATCTTAAAGCTGAAGAGGTTAGCAAAGTAGCTAGCCGGAAAACCTCCAGTATTAATGTTGATCGACCCCAAGTGATTGTTGAAAGCAATCAACCAAAGGCCGATAAAGAAGTGGTGATTCCACCTGTGATGGCGGGATGGATCAATCAGTTAGCGACAAGTTATTAAGTTTAATAGCTAACTATAAACAAAAATAAAACTTAAAAAACAAAAAAATATTATGAACCAATATGATTCACAAATGTCCAAGCGAGATCGGGAAAACCGACTTCTCGACGTGTGGCGTCCACTTCTTGAAGCAAAAGGAGCGACTGATGTCAAAACCCTGAAAGATCGCACATCTGCGGTTACTGCTGCTGTTCTCCTTGAGAACCAGTATAAGCACATGCAGGTCAATCCAGATACTTACGGTGTAATGAAGCCTATCGAGAAGGTTATTCAAGAATCTATCGGCACACAAGGTGTATTCCATGGATACAGTGATGGTGATGCCGCTTTTAGCGCCAACCACCAACAGCCTGTTAGTGGCGAATACGGTAATGCCGTTGACCCCACCAACAATGACTTCTATGCTCGTGGGGATACCCGCCTGCCGAATGTCATTATGCCAATGATTAGACGGACCTTCCCTGAGTTGCTTGCAACTGAGATCGTCGGTGTTCAGCCAATGAACGGACCTGTCGGAATGGCTTTCGCTCTGCGTTATACATACGATAGTGAGTCTCTCTCTCAGATTACCCCTGATGGCGGAACTACTAATAACGGAACCCCTCCCGGTTATCGTTCTAATGGTCAGGAAGCTGGTCACAACTACCTTAACACTGCACATACTGGAACCACTTCGGGTGCTCTCGGTGGACTCGGTGTTCAAGGAACCGGAACTTCTGGTTCTGACTTCGACTTCACTCAAGAAGATCAAGGTGTTGCAAGACTCCTTGCTGATGTTGAGTGTTCTACGGATATTCCTCAGATGAGCTTCCAGCTTGAGAAGATTGCAGTCGAAGCGGGTAGCCGTAAGATCGCAGTTAAGTATTCTCTCGAACTTGAGCAAGATCTCTCCTCTATGCATAACCTTTCGGTTGATGACGAGATGACTGGCGCAATGGGCTATGAACTCCAAGCTGAAATTGACCGTGAGTTGCTCATGCGTATCATCCAGACCACGCTTAATGCTGGTCCTGATAAAGGCTTCACATACTGGTCCCCAGCTTCTGCTGATGGCCGTTGGAGTGCTGAACGTGCTGTTAACCTCTGGCAGGCTATTCGGGTCCAAGCTCGTCTCGTTGGTCTTCGTAACCGCCGTGGTGCTGCAAACTTCATGGTTGTCACTCCTTATGTTTCCGCTATCCTTGAAACTCTCCCCAACTTTAAGGCTTTCGAGATTAAAGGTGACGTTGAGCAAGTTTACGGCAACAGTCGTGCAGGAACTCTCGGTAGCATGAAAGTGTTTGTCGATACTCGTTCTGAGGCACAATACCAAGCTTCCATTCGGGACGTGCGGGTTGACTATATCCTCCTTGGTTTCAAGGGTGCTATGCCTACGGATTCGGGACTCTTGTTCCTTCCATACATCCCTCTGATTGTTCAGAGATCCCAAGGGTTCTCCGACTTCAGTCCTCGTATCGGAATGTCCACACGTTACGCTATCGCTGCTAACCTCTTCGGAAGTGAGAACTACTACCACATGATCATCATGAAAGGTCTCACTGACGGTTTCACCACAGATACTCCTAAGAAGTTCCTCTGGTAAGCTAACCGCTTAGAAAATTCACAAAGAGCAAGGATTAATTTCCTTGCTCTTTTTTTGTCTACAAATGGTTCGATAATTATCAGCATGACTAAGTTCGATAAACTAATTCAGATACTAAATGAGTCGGTGGATTATGATGACGGTGAATACCCACTATCAGTTGTAACTCCTGATGAACACCATCAGTATGAACGAGTTGGTGGGGTGTTATATGAGTTAAATTCACAGGCGGATAACGAAATTCTTTATGTATCAGAGATTGAGAACACACCCGAAAATGAGTTCTACGAAGATCACATCGAACGTTATGTTGAATATTTGGAAAATGATGGCGCATTGGAGTCGTTCCCTGTATCGAAATCCGAACACAAGCTAACGATGAGGGAGTTGTTTGACCGACTGGTGGATACCGATGAACACTGGGATTGGGCTGACGACATTAAGACCGAATTCGGCATAGACTATGAACCCGAAGAAGTGTTAAACGAATATGATGATATGTTTGGGACCAACTGGATAAGGGAGTTTCGTGGTTACGGTGACCATAGCTGGGATGATCTTGACGAATTTGACAAGGATGAGAGACCAAGAGATGCAGTCAACCTCACCATTTCGCAAACAAAGGATCTGATGGAAAAGATGAAAGAAATCATTGAACGGGAATCCGAAATAGAATATACTCTTGAAGACATGAACCATCGTTTTGAGGCATTGAAACGCATAGGTGTTGATCGAGTTTGGGCAGAAATAAATTAATAATTACACATATATGAATCAAGCCATCAATGTCTATCACGCCCAAGAAGATGCATTCGGAGCTGAAGCGGTTTATGCAAACACCTTAACCCGACAGGAAGCACAGAAGAAATCTATGGAAATCCTCCATAGTGATTTTGTTGGAGATCTGATTGACCAGTATGATTTCATCCACGATGCAGACATGGACTTCGAGGTCAAGACCAACGATAAACGATACAAGCGATCCCAAGCCAACGATGCAGGTGCGGTGTTTGTTGATGGGTCTAGGTCAATATATGTTGTTATACATGAAATCGCCCATGCACTCACTATTAATAATGATGCCGACGATTCTGGTCATGGACCCGAGTTCGCATTCTGTTTCCTCCAGTTGGTTAAACACTTCCTTGGTAGAAACGCCGGAATTGACCTCTCAATGGCATTCATGAGCAATGACGTTAACGACAAGCCGAAAGGTTCAAACGCCAACAGCAAGCCACAGAGGACCAAGGAAGACGATGAATTGGATCAGATGATGGCGGATATTGACGATGGGTCTTATTTGAGTAACGATTACGAATAAAGCTTGACTTGTAGCCATAGGGTGGTTAATGTCCCCACATGGACCTTATTACATTTAAACAGAAGTATTTCACCTATTCGTTTTATTGGGTTGATGGGAGTAATTTCGAAAAACTACAACAAATCGCCATTACAATGGGGTTGACTTGGCATAATGGGTGTAAGAGTGTCAGTAAATGGTCGGGTCAGAAGAACCTAGTAATGTTCCCCTCTGAAACTTTTCAGAGCATACCCTTTTGGTGTCCCGATCACGCATATGGCATACCTATCGATTTTGATGAGATGATGTCCGACCACCGCATTGTGATAGAAAACATGCTGGTAAATGATTTTGGTTGGGACCTATAAATACCTTATATGGGGTTGGGGCAAAGCGAATTCATAAGCCACACGATACAAAAGTGCGTCGATAACTCCATATCCTTCAAACTCCTCCCCCAGAAAACACACCAAAGACTTCTGGGGTTCTTCGACAATTACAATTTGGTGACTTGCACCAACAATGAAGAATGGTTGAGCACCTTGGTGCATGAGAGTTGCCATCTGGATCAGTTCTTGGCGGGTTATAAACCATTCTTTGATCCGGTATTTGATAAAGTCTCAATATGGGAACCCGAACATAGAGTAAAAGACCCTATACTTTTTAAAAAGGCGTTTCGAATATCGGCTCAGATTGAGATAAACTGTGATCGAAGGGCAGTTAAGAAAATAAAGAAATATAACCTTGATATCGATCTGGACTACTACAGGCAGACATCAAACTTCCACCACGCCACATATTATTATTTTCATAAAACGGGTAAATCACTCCAAATGGACAGTGAGATATTGGATTTATTCCCAACAAAATCCATCAGTTCTTTAAAAACAGCATGGCGGGAAAGAAAAGATCTTGACAATTTCCTGAAATCGTGCAATACTCCTCTATAAGCAAATGAAAAAAGGAGATATAGTAAAATTAGTAAAGCTTTCGGCAGTCGAAAGTCCAAGGTATCCAACACCCGAAAGTTCGGATTATGTTGCAGGAACGGATAACGGCGATGTGAGTTTACCGGTGGAATATACCATGGATGGTATATTGCAAGTAGACGTTGAAGTCGGCAAAGCGTTATACCTATTCAGGTCGAAGCGAAATGAGGTGCCTATGTTGGGTGTCGCAAGAACCTCCGTAATTACACACATTTTTGAGGAAAATGGAATCACATCCATCCACACACAAAATTCAATCTACCAACTAAATTCAATCTAACGAAAATATGAAAATACCAACTAAACTAATCGCAGCCACCCTATCACTGGTTCTGGCTTCATGCGCTCCACAAACTTACACCACAACTACCACAACAAGTGGCGGTTCGGCTAAATCGGGCATTGTCACCACTGTTGAAAAAGTGATTCCTGTTGTCGTCCGACCGGTATATGTAACACCCTACTATAGGCGGGGTCTACATTACGACCCATGGCGTTATACGAGCTATTACCGCTACCCTAGTTACCGACAGTGGCACAGTCCATATTGTCGCTAGTCATCGGTGACATCAATAACTTTGGTTGCTATTTTGGGGGTTTCCAATTCCTGAAACGCCTCCATAAACTCCGACCTACCACCTAAGAAATAGTTGTTTTGTGTGGCATTATCCACCTTAGCAACTTTTTTGCTTTCCCGATGTTCGATCTCTATTAACTTATCAGCGGACTTGATCTTTTGCATTTCCTTGTCATGCTGCATCTTATCTCTTCTAGCTGCCCGACCGTCCATCTTGGATACAATCCCATTAAGGTTGGTTATAGTCCCGTTAAATCCCATGAGGGTGCTTTCGTAGGTATCGCCAGATTTTATCTTCTGGGCAAGCTCACCAGAAACCATCGCACTGGTTTGGAGCATCTTCGCTAAACTCTTATATATAATATCGTCAACATTACCATCATTAATCTCCTCAACAGGTTCGTCCGGCAGTGCCGCCGCAGTTGTCGTGGGTAGATCGGCGTAGGAATCATCCAATTCATCCAAAAGGTTGCTCAAATCTTCGTCATCACTGTTCATAAAAATAATTAGACGATTTTTGTTGACTTAGTAGTTAAAAGTGTTAAATTCACCTCAATGAAAACAACCGCAACAGAACTTCGGGTCCATCACCAAGATGATAGAATAACTCTAGAATTTACCGACACCTTATCAGGAGTCCGATTCCATTCCATGGAGATCCCCGTGGGTAGTTATCATGAAGCGTTTTGCCGAAATATGACGGGTCGGGGGTCTTCCACCATTACAGTAACGGATAAAGTTGGACTGCAAAGGGAGTATATGAAATTCGAATTCCCAACCCCACCCGACATTGAAGATTATTATTCCCGAGGTTCAATTACAGAGGATTACGTTAAAGAACAGATGGATTTGGCCGGATATTCTGAGTGGGAACCCGATATGTATTTCCAATCACAAGATTCATTCTTCACCAACATGGAGAAATGTAGAATGGCGCGAACAACTATTCGGCGATGGGTTGAACCCACATCGACGGACGAAAAATAATCGAAAGAAGAAACAATGAAAGAAGAAACAAGGAAACTACTAATCAACCGGTGGCAAACGCCAGATGGAACTATCTTGGAATCGCGGGACAGGCATGATTTTGTGTCACATGTTGATGCCAATGGAACCAACTACTACGTGGACGGCGGAACCGACTATATCAGATTGGGTAATCATGAAGGATTAACATCCATGTGTGTATATGTGGGTGATAGCCATAGCGTTTTACGGGAGGCTTTAAGGTGGGGTAGCCGTGGGGTTGATGGCAATCAACCACTTAAACGAATCAAGATCTGTGATATGGAGGAGTCGCATTTGGAGGCAGTTATTAAATTACCTTATGTTGATCTTGATTTCCGAGATGTGATGGAGGCTGAGTTGGAATTCCGGACGTTTTCTAAAAATTTCAATTCCCATAGAAACGACAATGAAAATCTACGTTGATCTCGACGAAACCTTAATCAGTAGCCATTATTTGGATTCATTTCTACGAATCAACAAACATTGCGATCATAAGCAGTGGTGGTTCGTGTCTGGTTGCGCATACTCCATCTCTAGGGAGGAGTATGTTACTTACTTGAGACCACACGCCAAATATTTCTTGGAGGCTCTTAGAGAGGCTTACGGGGTTGATAACGTGCTCTGTTTAACCGCAGCAATGTACGACTATGCCGTGGGTGTGAATAATGAATTCGACTTGGGGTTCACCAATGATCAGATTATCGGTAGAGAGCATTATGTTGGGTCGGCACCAATCTATGAAAATTTAGAATGCGGTGGGGGGAAGCTCCTAATCGACAATGCGAGATACGACAATATAAATACATCGAGAAAAATAACCTATTTGGGTGGGTTGGGTGAAGATGATTATATCAAAGCCGCAGAGTTCTACGTGACCGAACATACATTACCCGAACCGGAAATAGACAGGAATGAGTTCGACCGGATTCTTTCTCTCATAAAACTTGAACAACAAAAAACTAATCTATAATAAATCTATGGCAAACAATAACGTAACAGTAGTAAGTGGTGGTGGAGTCTCCTTTTTATCGTATTCCTCACCCTCAAACTAACCGGAGTCATCGCATGGAGTTGGTTGTGGGTAACCGCCCCTCTATGGGGTGGCTTGGCACTTGGACTCGGGATCATTGCAATCACGCTGATTGTGGGGGTGCTAGCCCTCATCTACACCAAAATTAAAGGTTAACCTAATCCGAATACTTGGATAGCGTATCATACCCCAATGGCTTTTTGCTCTTTGGGTATCCAGCCCTCTTTCGGAGGGCTTTTTTGGCGTTTGGATCTAAGTGTTGCCGCATCATGAGTTCCTTGACCTCCTCATCACTAAACTCTTCCATATCGACATCGGCGGAGTTCTTCAGGTGGTTACCGTCTTTCGTCCAAAACCCCTTGGATTCGATTGTCTCGAATTTGATATCATTGACATCAACGTTGGCATGCGAAAGGAACCTACCAAGGACATCCAAGCTACCCTCAACCTCCGACTTCCTATTCCAGAATGAAATTATATTATGCTTGGGGAAATACCTACCAGCAACAATGGAGCCATTATAATGTCGGACGTTAAGCGCCTCCTTTTGGCGTTTACGCTCAATCTCTTTAATGAGTGTGGATCTCTCCTCAGGGGTGACTCGGGACGGCCAAGCATTAACCTTCGCTCTCATAACAGGACTGTCGCTCAATATCTCTCTATTCAGAATGGGATGGAGAATACCCTCTATAGATGGTCCGTAATAAATCTTGTCATTGTAAATCGAAAATGTCAAATTGCGCGGATCACCATTATACTCCACATATGACCCATCCTCAGTCTTCAGGTTATCTGGACTCTCTAAGAGTGCCTGTTGTCTGAAATAATCGGAGAAGCTTTCCATAGCTTTATTTATGGAAACAAAAACCCCCAATGGCTGATTCCATTGGGGGTTGTGTCGTGTCTAACCGCAAAGTTCTTTGACTTTCTTGAAAAGAGGGTTATTCAAAATATGAGGTGAATCCTTTGCCATGTAATGGAGAACATCCAACTTCTCCAACTTATACATTTTAGCCATTTTGGGTTTCGCTGCATCGATATCACTCAGGTTATCGATCATATCACATAGCTTAACAATCTTAGCCTCGAACGAAACCAAACCCAACTTCCTAGCTTCTGCAAGCTTCCTCTCCGCTCGATCCCATTCGGGGTAGGCGACCTTTGTGTATCGGTTGGTAACCTCCCGAACTATGTCAGCCGAACGATAACCAATAACCGGACATAAGCCTGCGTAAACATTACCGGTGTCCTCAAGGATATCGTGACAATACCCCGCCATAGCGACATCATCATGGTAAGATTCTCCGATATAATATCCTGACACCATATCACCTACACGGTGAGGGTGATGGTAATACGGAGACCCATCGGTTCTTTTTTGGTTGACGGCTTCATGTTGGACCTTGACCCATTCTTTAATTTCTTTCATATTATTCATTCGATTATATTTTTTAGTTCTTGTTCAATCTGGTTAAGTCCACCTTTGCACCATTCTTCGAGAGCGTCAAGGGTAAAAACCTCCAAGGTTATTGGAAAAGAGGGACTGTAACCAAAATACTGCCCATTCATTGATTGTGGATGGTAACCCCCGATAGTTTTTGGTGTGAAGATGGCAAACAAAACTTCACCAGATTCCCTCAACGCATACAGTGTGAAGATATCACAACTCTGGTCATTACCCCCCGCTATGTATTCAATCTGTCTTGATAGGAATTGGTAGTCTGGCTTTAGGTTAGGCATTGGCTGTGATGATTAGGTCGGGATGTTTCCCTGCGATATATTGGAGTGCGTTAATACGACCAACCTCCTTCACGAAACGATCTTTCCGCGAACATAGAGACGTATTTTCACCGGTTACCTTGTTTGACATAATCGGCTTGCCATCAGGATAGAACCCCTCAATAGAGGTCCTACCACCATAGAGATACACGCTCGCACCGTCAATTCTGTCGAATGCCTTCAGGGATACCATGGAAGTGGATACCAGATCCATATCAACAACCTCACCGTTTACACCCAAGCCATGAAAGCCCATATGCGGAATACGGGAGAACCGGAGGTATTTGAAGTTGATCTGGTAGCCGATCTTCCTCAGTCCACTGAGAATAAGTTTCGAGCCAATAAGTTCATCTGTGAAGCCAAGGGCTTTCAGTTCACCAAGGGTTTTTGTCGAGTTCATGTTTTAATATAGGTTTAATATTGGCAAATCACGAAATCCCGTTGTGGTCTCTGTGGCTTGCTCTACACGAAGATATAAACACCTACATGGTGAGGGTGCAAGTTTTTTCTCATAAAAATAATCCACCTTTACTATTGCCCTTTCCATTATTTCGGTGTTTACTTCGGCTATGGCATACTTTGACGACAAAGAGATTAAATCAACCAAGAAGTTCTTCGATGGGACCGAAATCAATTTGAACTGGAAGAAAGAACCCATCGGGTATGTTAAAGTGGGTAGGTTCGGACCATCCGGTAATATTGGGTTTGTGCCGGAGGGTAAGAGGTTCCTGATTAAAGAGGTGTGGCAGAGTGAGGGTTGGGCGTATTATGCCTGTCCCGAAACTAAAGAGTGGTATGAGCGATATACGGCATAAAAGATATTGACAAACACACGAAAATAGATTAATCTAACCTCGTTATGAAAAGTAAAAAATCCAATGTCGCATATAATTCCAAGTTCGCGAAGATCAGGAAGGCTATCCTAAGGGGTAAATCCCAAGAGGTTTCTTTAGCCCTTTTGGACGAAATTCGTAATGAGCTTTAAGAATTTCCAGAAAGAGCCATCAAGTAGCCAAGACTACCCTAACATCTCACCCGAGATAGTAGTGGTAACCACTGCCACAAAACCTATGATCCGCTTTTACGCTAAAAGCGGGAGACTACACCTACAACACAATTGGAGTTCGGTTAATGTGGGATTACATCATAGGATGTCTCAATGCGTTTTGGCATATTTGTTGGGTTTGGGGGTAGACCGACCACGCTCAAATTGGGTCGGCGAAATTAGAGATCACGGTGACCGCATCTCATGCAATATGCGAAACAATAAACACGATGACGGGTTAATGGCGGAAAGTGCAAAAAACTCAGTATGTATGGAGTTAACAAGAGGTGCATATGACCAATACGGACACCGGAAAAATAGAAAAGGGCACATTTAGATCATGAAACTTTCTATAGAAAACACTAGACACACTCGATAAAAACTGATAAACTCACCCATGGCAAATAAACAACCAACTAAGACATACATCTGGAATGGCATCAAGTATAACGGAATGAAAGCTCTCCGAGAGGGGACGGGTAGTTCAGCCGCATACGGATGGACGCTCAAGGGCATCAACTCTCAAGAAGAGGCGGACAAATGCAAACACAACGCTGTAGTGCAAGTCCATTGGAATGAGACCAATTATAAAAACCGCGCCCAACTAGCCAAGACCAAAGGTCGGGGAATCCTTTATTGGTATAAACAGGGTTTCCGGAATGACGCCGATGTGAACGAGCAAAAGGCTGTGAATTATAGAAATGGGGGTATTAAGAATAAACACCCAATCACCATCGATGGTGTAATCTACGATTCCAAGGCAGAAGCTGCCAAGTCTCTAGGCGTCACACCATCCGCAATCTCTAAGCGTATTTCGAGAGGAACCATCCTCAAATAACATGAAAAACCTATTAAAAAAATATATCCGATTGTGGTTAGCATTTGGTATTTGTCTTACGGCGCAAGCCCACTTGGCCATCATTGGTATCATTGCATATTTCTTAGGACTCCCCTTATGTGCTGTGATTTGCATTGCGATTTTGGTCACCATGCACCTCAAACACCCTATCATGAAACTGTCAACATGGGTGGTTGTAAAGATTATTGGGTGGGCAGAGTATTCCGAAAAAACAAAACCATGATGGGTTTAGTTAATTGACATTCAAGAGTCCTGTGGTATAATGAGCAGGTAGTAGATTTTAAAGGCGTGTAGCTCAATGGTTAGAGCAGGGGTCTCATAAACCTTTGGTAGTGGGTTCAACTCCCACCATGCCTACCATTTCAACAAAAAACCCAACCCATCTAAGGGTTGGGTTTTTTTAGATCACAACCAACTAATATACCAACTTCGAGGAATACATGCCGCCACCTAATCCGAGATATGCATTATTCCCTCTAACAATAGCGTGAGTGGTGATGCCAGTTCCGTTGGCTCTCCATTCAGTAAGTTTGAATTCTTCGGTGTAGTCCTTCCATTCCACCTCCAATGTAACTACGTTAATTCTGAAAATTATTGGAGCACCCCATGCCGTGCTGTAAACATAACCATCAGGACCGAGATAGCACGAAAATGATTTCTGTGCAGACCCGAATTTATCAATAAGGGCTTGGGGCAATGGAATTTCTTGCTGTGTGTCATCACTACAATTGATAACCAAAATTTTATTACCTGCTCTTGGAGTTGAGAACATCTGATGTGTGCCGATATCATAAACCATACCGTTGTATTTTTGACTCGCTGCACCAACCAACCCACTCATGAGAGGAGAACCCCCCAACTGTCTAGGGATACCGTTAGTATCAATTTTGGTGGTAGTGGTGCCCATCCAAGGTGGCATATATACATTATTATCTTTGTCCGAGGCGGCACCCCAGTGTCCATTGAACCAACTCGTTCTTTCGGGGTCTCGCTCAAACGGAACCGACCCCCAAACATCCGTATTGGGGTTGTAAGATCTAATCCCACCACTTTTGGTGTATCGTGACATGTATAAAATACCGTTTGCACCTTCCGCCCCACACCGAACTTGGGGAGTGTATGCAAACTCATGAATGAAATCTTGAACGCCGGTTGATCTGTCTAGCCGACCAAACATCTTAGCGTAAGCGGGGATATGGTAAGTGAATCCGTTGGATGCCTCAATGGACCCAACAAAGCCATGATGATCACTGTCCACAAATACCGAGGTGTCCGTATTTGTGTCTGTAATAATAGTTTTGGCAACCTTATACCCTAATGCATGAATAATACCCTCGTCATCAATAGAGAGTGAACGAGTTTTGGTAAAATCACCACCCAATAGACCACCCAAAACCTCCAATTTCGGCCATGGTTTTGGTTGCGGCGATGGTTCTTCCGGTTGCGGCGATGGTTCTTCCGGTTCTTCCGGTTGCGGCGATGGTTCTTCCGATGTACCATCATCCATTGCTATTAATGCTTTTAGGAACTTTATAAAGATCGAGTATATCTTTCTCCAAAATCGATCATCTAAAACCTCCACTTCTTTATCTGGGCTACCCATATCCCCTTTATTTATACCCCCATTCAAATTGATCCAGTTTTTTGTTGACAAAATCCAAACCACACATTAACCTTCGGCACCATGAAACCCAAGAGAAATTCGCGGCGAAAATGGAATTGCTCGCAATCAAGAAAGAAGCTGCCCGTATCAAGAGGGAGAACTCTTGGTGGTATCTGTTTAAATCTTGGATGAAAGCATTGAAAGAAAAGACATGCCCTATCATCAATTGGACCGAAGAAACTGAAAAATAAGCTATGAAACTGAAAATTAATAAAACAAAACAAACTGAGGCCGAAACCCCACATTATAAATTCGCCATCACCTTTATGTTTGGAGACGCTGATGGTTACGAAACTGAAAAAATGAGCATCCCCTTGGATCGGATCAATGACATTTCATATAAGAATTTTATCATTGCAACCGCAGGGCTCTGCCAAGCATATCCTAACGGTCGAGGTGGGTGTGATGATTATGGTGGTAGGGATTGTGGCTATTATGAGGCATTCTTTGGCGATAATGGAAACGATACACTAAATCCACAGGGCATACATATAGAGACGCCTTATGACATACATTGTGATTCTGAGGGTGGATTTGACTCATGGGCGTTGGTTTATGTTGACGAATACCGTCGAGAGTCGGACGTGTGTGTAGTGTTTAGCGAAAGCGAACAGGCAACCATCGAAGGTATCGCGGATCATTATTAACTAAATACTTTCATAAGTTGTTTTGGCTGGATTGGTCGGGACGAAAAACCCAATATCTGAAACCCAATATCTGAAACATTATGAATTACAAAACGTTCAAAAACTTCTTCACCCGTGCCAGTAAAACCGGACCACAAGGCAAAACCGGACCACAAGGCAAAACCGGACCACAAGGCAAAACCGGACCACAAGGCAAAACCGGAACTGCTACCGCCACTCGCGGTAATGACGGTGAAGGTGTCTATAATGTCTGGCTCAGTTTGGGTAACGAGGGATCTAGACAGGACTTCATAGACAGTTTGAAATCCACCGAAAACGCACCCGCCTCTTTATCAGATACATTGATTTCTGAATCCAAAATTAGACTCCATGATGGGGTCACACAAGAGGTTAATGGTTTGGTTTATATCGAGCAAAATCATCTCACAAAATCATATATCCGGAATCCGAATGTTTGGTGTGTGGATGTTGTTTCAAAACTAACATGCATTAGCCCGTGGAACAGTCGTTTGGCCCATCGGATGGCTGGGACCTTGATAACACCACAACACGTCATGAGTGCTAGTCACTATAGGATGCAGGTCGGGGATAAGATTCGATTCGTTGAGGTCAATGGGCATGTCCACACTAGGACTCTTTCGGGGAGGAGTATTACACCAAGAACCGGTGATATTGTGGTGTATACGTTAGACGAACCTCTCCCCGAATCCATAACGCCATGTAAACTATTACCGGAGAACTGGTATAATAAATTAATAATTGATCAAAAAAATCGTCCACCCGCATTACTCCTTGATCAGGAGGAGAAAGCCTTGGTGGGGGACATGATCAGGGACGGTGCATTTGCATATCCCACTAATAAGACGCGAAAGCTTTTCTCAGAACCCATAATCGGCGGGGACTCGGGGAACCCCGCCTTCCTCATTGTTGATGGGGAGTTAGTATTAGTTACCGTTTGGCATTACGGTGGTGGTGGCTCAGGAACACCAGTTTCCAGTAATTTAAAAAACATAGATCTCATGTTGAAGGCTTCTGATGAGGACGCCAAAATAACCACCGGATTTACCATAACACCTGCGGACTTCTCCAAATATATCTATACTAACGCTAGTTAGTGGGTACCAACCATTCAGAACCCCATTATCTATTTTTTAGGTAATGGGGTTTTTTTGTTGACGAATCTCGTGGGTATGGTAACTTATCCACGAGATGAAATACAATAACTTCTCAGGACAGGACGAACGATAAGAATTTAACCAAAATAATATGAAAACAGTAAAATGGAACAAAACTCGATATTCGAGTATTAGTAAATGTGCGAAATCCAACAAGGGTTTCACGGTCTATAAACTAGAAGCCGGTCAAACCGGCGATAGGGTGGTGTTCAATAACGTTGGATTTGCGGGTATCGTGGAATGCTCTCGACATTTCGGCATCCCACGACAAACATTATCGGGGAGGATCAAACGGGGGTGGACAGGAACCAATTATACATTTGATGGAATGGGGTTTTTTAAAATCGCTGATGTGGTAGCTTACATGGTGGAGGGGCTGCGCAAACAGGGCATCTACAAAACCCCAAGTCAATGCACAACCTACTATTACCACAAACTAGGTCTTCGGACCATGGAGGGTGTGTTGGATCACATTCAGGTGTCTTGGAGTTATATGAAGTTCAGCAGTAGTGATGATATCATCACTCACATTCACGGAGAATTGAAGACCCGAGGGGTTATTGTGGATAAAAGGTGGGTCCGTAGCAATTACAGGAAGTTTACCACCATCCACCAACTGAGAGAGCGACTTTCCGTTCTCGCCAAAAGACGGGAATTCGAATGGGGTGGTAAGGTGTTCGAAAACCGAACTCTTGCCAGTAAGAATATGAGACTTTCGGCGGCAACGTTGAATTACTATAAATCCAAGGGTTACACGAATATTAATGACATCAACACCACTCGTATCAAGCCAATCACATTCGATGGTGTGGAATACCGGAGTGTGTCGAATGCTTCACAGCAGACCGGACTATCCAAATATATTATTAAAAAAGGCGGAACCTACATTAAACAGAGTCAGCGACAATTGGTCAACGCTCGACGAAACATTTTCAAATAAACATTGACTCCACTCAAATATAACTTATAACTACTCCAGACAAAATGAAGATTGAGAAGAAAGGTTCTTGACCTTAACCGAAAAATACAGTAACCTCCAGTTGTTATGAAAATCCCATTTACCCTACCAGACCTAACCGAACCAGACGAAACCGTAAGAGTTTATTTCCAAGGAAAACTTGTCAACCGATTCAATGAGCATAAATTCAACGAATTGCGACTACTCATTAAGCAGAATTCCACCGAAGGATTTTATATTAGATACACACCTGATCATGGTGTCATCCCGATTGAGTCCAATGGTAAACTGGATTACCCGCAAGGTCTTTTTCGCAAAAACACCGACACCCTCAGGAACCTCCTCCTTGGATAATTCTCATCAAAACTTGACATTACTGAAAAATAAATTAAAATGGAAACATGGACTACAACATTATTGAACAACACGGTGAGCTTACTCTCCGAAATCATCCCGACAATGACGCACAATCTCAATTTAGCGTTTATGCGGGTGAGTTTCATCTTGAGAGCTTTCGGAATGTGAGCCACGCGATATATTTATATAACGCAATCTCAAGCATCCTGCCCAAAGAAAAATGATTTCAAAATAAAGTCGAATAAACATTGACCTAAACCCAAAAATATATTACCTTCCAGTCGTTATGAGAAACCTAATCAACCAAACAACCGCAGAACAAATCGTCGATAAAGCCCAACGCACGTTCGGTAACTTCTACGGAACCCCACTTGCGGAATCAATCGGAATCCCTCAACCCTATGTCTCCAAGCTTAAGAAGTTCATCAAGACTGGTGACAGGGAAGATCTCCCCCCACACGATAGCATCGAAAAGATGCTCAACTTCCTGAACGCCAACAATAAATCGGCACCGACACCGACAGGGGGTGATGACGATGGGGAATTTGGTGATGGTTCCTCGTATAAAACCGACAGGGAGCTTCTCCATGACATCCAACTTCGCTTCCGCATGGCTGGAAAATCTTTGGAGGCAATCTTTGGAGGTGATCTTTCCGGTGTGATCCTCTCTGGACCAGCGGGTTGTGGGAAAAGCTTCAACGTTGAAAAGTATATCAATGAAGAGGTTTCACGCAATCCTGACACCAAATTCATGCATCTCAAGGGGGCTTCCATGTCATATACCGGACTCTATGAATTGCTTTATGATCACCGTGACGGTGGTGTGATCGTGTTTGACGATAGCGATTCACTTTGGGACGATGAGAACATGATGAATCTCATGAAAGCTGCCATGGACACAAGCAAGACCCGTTCACTTTCAACGGCTTCCGGTGGAAAGTGGGTTGCTGCACTCGCTGAAAAGCATGGGGTGGAGACCGACGAAATTCGCCAATTCCAATTCAAAGGAAAGATTGTCTTTATTACCAATAAAGATATCAATGGGTTGATCGAATCTAAGAAGCGGGGTTGGGAACATTTCAATGCTCTTGTGGATCGTAGCTTCTATATTGATTTGGAGATGTTCTCTCTCCGTGCCAAGCTCCTTTGGTGCGAACATATCTTCATGGACTTCATTGCCCCAGAAATGGAACTCTCGGATGATCTCACTTTGGAAATCATGGAATTTGTATCGGAAAATCGCCACAAGCTTCGTGATATTAGTATTCGTGGTATTGAGACAATCGCACGGACTGCGAGTGAGAGTGCATTTAATGATGACTGGCGGGAGTTCATCTCCGTAACACGTTTCAAGCGCAATCAATAATAATATTTCATAACACCGAAAAACCTCCTCCTGATGAGTGTCAGGTTGGGGGTTTTTCACTTTAATAGCAGAAAATTATTGACCTTATCCACAAAATAGATTAATCTGACCTTGTTATGAAAAAGCAACCAATCGGAGAATTCAGGAAAAACACTGACCTAATGAAATTGAAATTCACTTCTCTTATGGAGGAGTTGGGTGGTGAGCGCATTTCACATTTCGCATATGGTGACGATACGTATCAATTTGAAACCAACCATTTGGGTAAATTGTTGGTTTCTTTAGACGTATCGGATGATGTGAATTTTAGATCAATCTGGACCAATAGCCGATTCGATCAAAAACATATCTGGTCAGAATCGAGCAGATCTCTACCCCGCACTGCAAATGAGTATTCTGGGAAGTGGAACAAGTGCCACTTCCAGACCACTGGACATGATACTCTAAGCATCGATGATATAGAAGCCATTAAGACCGACATTCGTAATAATGTATTGGTGGCAATCGGGTAGAAAGGATATTGACTCAAACCCAAAAATAGATTAATCTGACCTTGTTATGAAATTACACCTACCAGCAGTAAACGGCGGACCATTCAACTGCCGTCCATTCGAAGTTATCGAAGTTGATGATTCCGACATCCTCTGTAATGACGTTACACTCCCTGAAGAGTTTAATCCACACAACGTTCGCCTATGGGTTATTAGGAACGGAACCTGTGTAATTTGCGTAGTGTGGGCATCTCATGAACAAAACGCCTTTGATATCATGGTTGACGAGTGGAAGGGTTGTTGTTTTTTGGTTGACGAAGAGGAGGAGGGTGTAGAATATGCCTATTTGGGTAATGCGGGTGAGTGTGCAAATTTAGAGTGTGCCGATATTCGGGAAGTGGAATTCAAACCATCCCGTGACTGGAAAGAGCTTTGTGCATTTGCGGAAGCAAGGGGTGGTCGCCAAGATACTTTATTTTCTTAGCAGAAAAGAACTTGACTCAAACCCAAAAATAGATTAACTTATATCCATGAGCAACAAATACCAGATCACGTCAAACACCTACTCTAAATTCTTCTCACACTCTGATGTGATCGGGGAAGTTGAGAAGCTGGAAGACGTTCCCGATTTCCTCCGCAACCTACAGACACCACGCTTCAAGGATTGTAAAGTGATTTCTTTCGAAATCGATACACCATATGACGCCGCCGATATCGCAATTTCCAAAGGAGGTGGCTTGGAAGTTTTTACTGTTCAACGCCCGAAAGACCTTGACTCAAACCCGAAAATAGATTAATCTGACCTTGTTATGAAACTGAAAACAAAAGCAATCACCGCTATTACCACATCAACCAGTCTGATTATGGGGCTTGTCATTTATGCGGAAAATGTGGAGGTGCAATCCCGCCAAACTCCGATTTTAGTAAAACCAAATATTACTCAATATACCACATTACCACTGTCGGTCAAACCAAAACCGAAGGTTGATTTCTATGAGGAGATGATCAAAGGGGTGAAATTCTACGAAGGATTTAGATCAAAGCCTTATTACTGCTGCGGAAAAGTAAAAACCATCGGGTATGGCTTCACAGATCCTAAAATTGTCGGGAGAGGTTATATCTCGGAAAAGGCGGCAGACAAACTCCTCCGAGAAAAACTCCAAAAACTCAGGATTGAGGTTTTGAAGAGAGTTGATGTTGAGGTGTCGGATTGCCAGATTGCCGCACTCGTAAGTTTCACTTTTAATACGGGGATTGGCAACCTCGAACAATTAATTGACCAAAAAGATCGACTCAATGACGGAAATTATGATAGCGTAGTTGATGTCATGCCCCTATACCGAAAGGCGGGTGGAAAAATCCGAGAAGGATTGGTTCTTCGTAGGGCTTGGGAAGTTGAACTTTATAAGGGTGAAATTAATACCGAAAGATCTTGACTCAACCCCAAATATAAACCACACTACTGCTGTCATGCAAACCAGAATTTATTGGAGGAGCTTATGGTTGAAGAAAATGGAGATTAACCTTGCAATTTTGCATAAAACAGATTAACTTACATTCGTTATGAAAGACCTCACACCACAAACTGAGCAGGATATTTTGACCCTAGTTGAAACTCACATGGATGGCACCGTAGGGATGGAACATCTTAGCGTGTTCATGACTCATAGACAATCCATCGAGGTTCGCTCTATTCATAAAATGCAACCCGAGAATATAGTGAGTAAGTTCGGGTTCTCTTCGGTCGAACAATGGAAAAAGGAAGCTATCCATGAGTGGAGCTATGACATTGCGGATTTGATCGACAAATTGGATCAAGAACTGGCTATTTATTTTGAACTCAATAGTGTCAACCCTTCAGGATTCACATTGATTATTGTAGAATAGCCCTTGACTTCTATTCAAAAACAGATTAACTTACAGTCGTTATGAAAGAAACCCACATTTGGCTAAACAACCTCCCGCTCTTCGTTACATGTCTCCCGAAAGGCAACAATTACAATATCCGTTACTTCCATCAGGATGGAGCAGGAGATGTTTTGGTGCATCTGGAGTATGACGATGAGGGTTTCAACCAAAGTCACTACGATAGCCATAGGGTGCGTTATAGCGATACTCCAGATTTTCACCATTGTGTGAGTGTTGCCGTGTTCCAAGGGTCAAACGTAAAATAGTCCTTGACTCAAACCCAAAAATATATTATCTTCCAGTCGTCATGAAAACACTTAGTTACATTATCGAAAACGGAAAACGAATCAAAACCCCTACTCCTCTGTATGATAGTTATCACCAAACCGTATGGATTGCTGGTAAAATCCCAAAATATCATTATGACAATGCGGTTTGGTCATATGATGGGCGCAAACGGAAGTTGATATCTAAGGCATCGGGAGTGTTGTATGTCCCCCGTGATTCGAGATTGGTTATAATCGGAGGTGTTGATACCATCGTCCCTAAAGATTATTTGAGCAAAGTTTGCGTCGAATGCTACTGGACAGACCCTTCCCGTGGCTACTCTATAAAACTCGTTAAAGGGTTCTTGCACGTCAAAACGTCAACTCACGGGAAAACTAGGAAAAAGGTCTTGACAGGTGCGCTTTTAAAGAAACGAGCAGATCGTGCTGCTAGGATTGCATCATCGGAATTTGATGAACTGGCGAGTAAATGCACACGAATTGTGTCACCCTATCAGATTTCCCGAAGCGTTGGAAATTGTAGCGTTGGAACGAATCGATTCCTAGATAAGCTTTTTGAGAATTGCAAAAATAGACCCAAGGAATTGGCAGTCAACGTTATTTGGCGTTTGGCTAGAATTAAAAGGATGAGTTGCAATATGGATTTTAAACGCGCAACTAAAATGGCATTAGTGTAAATAGTCCTTGACTCAAACCCAAAAATATATTATCTTCCAGTCGTCATGAGCATCTCCAACAGAAGAAACCCCGTCCGCTATATCCTCGAAGAATCCGTTACCGAATCCACCACTTTTCAGGTGGTGAAGGGGGGTGTCACATTTGCGCTAGTCTTCCACCTGAATTGGTTGCCGGAAGATCACGTTCACTTTAACCGATGGTGTATCGTTGATCTTAGGAGCGACCCTAATGGTGTTCAACATTCAATCCAAGAGACATTCCTTGATGCTAAAGATGTCATTAAAGAGGAGTTCGTCAACTAATAACCTCGACCCCAAACCAAATATAACTTATAACTACTCCAGACATGAAAAACAACGAAACAATTGCACAATTCCTGAAAATCACTAAATTTCCTTTCATCATCCTTGATGATAACGGCAACGAAACCTATCATGAAAATTCCTCTGGTTATTGGTCCAAACGAGGATATGATTCATCAGGCAACGAAACCTATTATGAAGATTCCTCTGGTATTTGGGTCAAACAGGAATATGATTCATCAGGCAACAAAACCTATCATGAAGATTCCTCTGGTTTTTGGATCAAAAAGGAATATGATTCAGCAGGCAACAGAACCTATTATGAAAAATCCGATGGTCTTTGGGTCAAACGAGGATATGATTCAGCAGGCAACATAACCTATCATGAAGATTCCGATGGTCTTTGGGTCAAACAGGAATATGATTCATCAGGCAACGAAATCTATTATGAAGATTCCTCTGGTATTATCACCGACAACCGCCCAAAAACAACCATTTATTGGGAGGAGATTTCCGAGAAATTCGGAATCGATCCAGACAAAATGAAGATTGAGAAGAAAGGTTCTTGACTCAAACTCGAAAATACAGTAACTTAAACACCTAGCCGAAAAACAAATATTATGTCAACACGATCCAGCATTTCACTGAAAAACTCCGAAGGTCAATTCGAAACAATTTACTGTCACAGTGACGGTTACCTTGAACATAATGGGAGAATTCTTCTCGAATATTACACCACCTATGAGGATGTTAAGAGACTCATGGAACTAGGAGACTTGAGTCTCTTGGCTAAGAACCTCTACCCCGATCCAGCAGTAATGCATCGTTTCGGGAACGAGCAAGATGGTGTTTGTGTGGCATATGGTCGGGATAGGCGTGAGGTGGGAACTGAGGCACAAATCACCACCACTATCGGGTGTGAACAGGAGTATAATTACGTATTCCAAGATGGCGTGTGGTCTTATTTTACAGATAGTGTTAATAATAAGACCACACTCACGCCCGAAAATGTTATGTAAAAATTCAGAATTCCCGCCATCAGTTAGGGGTGGCGGGAATTCTTTCAAAAAATAACCATAAGAAACAAAATAGGGTGTTTCATTTACCCGAAATGCTAGGGTAAATCATACCACTTTTTAGTGTTTTTGTCAATAAAAAACCAAAAAGTGCAAATATATCAATACGGAAATACGGGGGGTCTACCTCAGACAGGGAAAACTTTATTTTCTTTGTCAAATTGGAACTTAAAGCTTTACAAAAAAACCAAAACCAAAAACAAATTAACATAAATTCGATATGACAATAATTACTCGACTGCTGTCCCGCCACATTGCAGATAAGAAGCTAAAATAAAAAGAATAATGATTGACCGAATCAAAACCGCCATCTACAATTACAGAGTCAAGAGGCTTGCACAACTCCTACGGATTAGGAGAGCTTATAACACCATGGATTATATTAACGAGGTGACCAAAGGCGGAATTGCATTGACTTATAACTCCAAAGGTGAGCAGATTCGCGAGTTGAGTCACCGCAAGATGAAACACACTCCGAAAGATTGGACCGAAAAATATATTTAAACAATCGTTGACTCAAACTCGAAAATAACTTATAACTACTCCAGACATGAAAGACCAAACAATTGCACAATTCCTAAAAATCACCAAATTTCCTTTCATCATCCGTGATGATAACGGCAACGAAACCTATCATGAAAATTCCTCTGGTTATTGGATCAAAAGGGAATATGATTCATCAGGCAATGAAATCTATCTTGAAAATTTCTCTGGTTATTGGGTTAAAAAGGAATATGATTCAGCAGGCAACATAACCTATTTTGAAGATTCCTATGGTTTTTGGATCAAAAAGAAATTTGATTCATCAGGCAATGAAATCTATCATGAAAATTCCTATGTTTATATGATTGACAAACGCCCAAAAACCACAATCACTTGGGAGGAGATTTCCGAGAAATTTGGAATCGATCCAGATAAAATGAAGATTGAGAAGAAAGGTTCTTGACTCAAACCGACATAAATTCATGGCAGTGTGGCGTAATTGGTAGCCGCTACGGATTTAAAATCCGTTGGTCTTAGACCGTGCAGGTTCGACTCCTGTCACTGCTACTTTAAAGCACTCATAGCTCAATTGGAAGAGCAACGCCCTTCTAAGGCGTAGGTTTCAAGTTCAAGTCTTGATGGGTGTGCCAAACTTTACCAATAATAAACCTCGACAATTCAACGAAAACCAGCTAACTTAACTTTGTTATGAAAAATCAAGAGCAACACGTCATTCTAGTCCCCCTCGGTTTAGGTTCAAAATTTGAAGAGAGTTGGCATTATAAGCCATTCATGGCGAGTTTAGATGGGGAGTGTGTCAACCTCCACAAAACACACACAACCTCCACAAAGAAGAGATCTTATAGTGTAAGGGCAAATTATATGGCTTTCCGCAAGAGTCATTTTTACAGAGATATCACAATGGTGGAAATTGACGAAAGGGGGTATGCTAAAACCCTGAAGCTTCTACGTGGCGCATCCAATCTCAAAGATGGGTTTGTGATACATTGTGAGAAGAATAATTTAAATTTGATCGAAGTAGAATAAACCTCGACAATTCAACGAAAACCAGCTAACTTAACTTTGTTATGAACCTTAAAGAAATTTTGATGGAACGGGATGGTATAGATGCGCATGAAGCCGACGAACTGATTGCGGATGCCAAGGCGGATTTGAATAAGCGACTGGAGGAAGGGGAAATGCCTCATGATATTTGTCAAGAGTGGTTAAATCTTGAACCGGACTTTATTGACGAACTAATGTAAAAGATTCTTGACTCAAACTCGAAAATAACTTATAACTACTCCAGACATGAAAGACCAAACAATTGCACAATTCCTAAAAATCACCAAATTTCCTTTTAAAATCAAGGATGATAACGGCAACGAAACCTATCATGAAAATTCCTCTGGTTATTGGATCAAAAGGGAATATGATTCATCAGGCAACGAAATCTATTTTGAAGATTCCAATGGTTATTGGTCCAAACGAGGATATGATTCATCAGGCGACCAAACCTATTTTGAAGATTCCGATGGTTATTGGTCCAAACGAGGATATGATTCAGCAGGCAACGAAACCTATTTTGAAACCTCCAATGGTATTATCACCGACAACCGCCCAAAAACCACGATTTCTTGGGAGGAGATTTCCGAGAAATTTGGAATCGATCCAGATAAAATGAAGATTGAGAAGAAAGGTTCTTGACCTAAACTCAAATATATGCTACCTTGTCTTTGACATGAACGAACTATCTGAAGCGACAAAGGAAGTGGTCCAAAGAGAGTTTGCAGTTTATTTTAACTGTAATCACTCAGTTTCGGTTGACGTAGTGGATGGCGCAATTAAGTTGGTATTATGGGGCGACGATGTTTTCGAAACCTATTCTTTCAAGATTCTCAAAAAAACTCCACCATCTATCACTTGGCTGAAAGGTAAAATCTCCCAAGCCGAAGAGCGGAAGAATAAAGCTAATGTCAAGCGGAAAGAAGCTACCGACAAGATTAGAAATCATTTTGCAGATAAGCTTGACAGTCGAAATAATGTTTACATAACCTCTTTCGGATTCAGTGTGGAGAATCTCTTTCGGGATGGACTAAAGGACGCTAAACAAATTTGCGATGAATTGTCAATAGAATATTCTAGAATGGAATACTCGCAAGCTCATTGGGTTGTCAGGGTTTTTGTGAAATAGTAAATATTGTGCATTAACTCGGAAAAACAAAGAAATTCCGAGTTAATCCCCAAAATCGCATTGACACCACCGCAAAAATAAACTATATTGATCTCGTTATGAAAAACCCAACCACCGAAGAATACATTGAAGAATACACTCAACTAGCCGTTGAATTGGTGACAGGAACACTCCAAATCCGTTTTAATATGGGCGAGGAGGATTCCATAAATGAACTGGAAATTGAACGCATTGTCGATACATGCTGTAAATTTATAAGATTAAATCTCATAACGGGGGGTGGTATTGATGTAGATGAGATTTTCGAGGCATCCGTTGAATACTGGTCAAATTTGACAATCACCCAAAATAATACATAATCAAATCATGATAATCCTAGCAATACTAGCAATCCCCATCGCAATCATGGTGTGGTATGCCTTCATCATCCTTTCCAGTTGGTTCTAAAAATAACTACTATGACAACAGAAAAATTAATCCGAGATGCCTTTCTTGCCGGTCAACTCTTCGCAGAGGATCAACGCAAAGAATTCAATTTCCGACCCAACCCCCACGAATATACCATAGAAAAGCTAAAAGAGCTTGACTCAACGGGGGTGGCTCATCAGGCAACCGAAATTAAATTATTGACTTGTAAGTATGAGGGTGGCGATAATGAGATAAATATTTTGGACGGTGATAAAGTGGTCCATACGCTAGTCTATACTAAAGCGGGTTGGTCGGATGGTTGTAATGTTTTCGCCTATAAGACGTGGGCGGTCGAGGCGTTTAGGTGTAACTGGGAAGCGTTCCTCAATAGTTTACCGGAATATAAACGAGGTGTTATAGTCAAAGTTGAGGATATGATTGAAGGCTCTATACTGGTTGATACAGAATAATTTTGTCACGAATCACCCCTCAACTTGTGACAAAATAACCAAGATAAAACTCGACAAACAACCAAAAATTTAATACCTTACAGGAGTTATGAAAGCACTCACTTACGAAGAGAAGGACGCAAAGAGAACATTCATCGAATGGGACGGTTTTAACTGTATCATGATTGGAACCATTTCTGAGGCGGGAATCCTCAGACGTTGCGATGGATGCATTGTTTCCCGTTTCAACGGGATGGAGATAAGGGAACCTTCCGAGGAGAGAGCTTTGGAACATGCCATGACCGGAAAATGGCTTTTTGACATTTAGACATTGACCTTAACTCGAAAATAGAATATAACTACTCCAGACATGAAAAACAACGAAACAATCGCTAAATTCCTGAAAATCACTAAATTTCCTTTCATTATCCTTGATGATAACGGCAACAAAACCTATCATGAAAAATCCGATGGTTTTTGGTCCAAAAAGGAATATGATTCAGCAGGCAACAAAACCTATTATGAAAATTCCTCTGGTTATTGGATCAAAAAGGAATATGATTCATCAGGCAATGAAATCTATCTTGAAAAATCCGATGGTTTTTGGATCAAAAAGGAATATGATTCATCAGGCAATGAAATCTATCTTGAAAATTCCTCTGGTTTTTGGATCAAAAAGGAATATGATTCATCAGGCAATGAAATCTATCTTGAAAATTTCTCTGGTTTTTGGTCCAAACAGGAATATGATTCATCAGGCAACATAACCTATTTTGAAGATTCCTATGGTTTTTGGATCAAAAAGGAATTTGATTCATCAGGCAACGAAACCTATTTTGAAAATTCCTCTGGTTATTGGTCCAAACGAGGATATGATTCATCAGGCAACGAAACCTATTATGAAGATTCCAATGGTATTATCACCGACAACCGCCCAAAAACAACAATCACTTGGGAGGAGATTTCCGAAAAATTTGGAATCGATCCAGACAAAATGAAGATTGAGAAGAAAGGTTCTTGACTCAAACTCGAAAATACAGTAACCTCCGGCATGACAGATGAAAAAGAGCAAGAGGCGGCACTCGAATTGGCTTGCGAGGGTGTGATGATGTCGAAACGCAAAAAAAATTTGGTTCATGCTTTAGCTCATCATTGGTATTGTGATAGAGCATGCCAATCCGAAATCCTCAAGCGAGAAAAGACCAGTGCAAACACTCTTGACTTTCTGCTGAATAGCGGAGTTCTTAAGAAATACGCTGATTTATATTTTGGAGAAACATCAACTCTTGAATTCCGAACGGGAAAGCGTTCAACCCGTGGACGATATTAATACCCAAAACCTCTTGACTCTACCCAAAAAATAAACCATACTACCGCTGTTATGAATATCAAAAAGATCGAAACCGCCACAATCACCGATGCAAGAGAGTGGGCAAATGATACAGAAAAAACCCTCTTTTGTCTTGACTTCCTTGAAGAAGGCTCCATTGACACCGAAGGGTTTGATGACGCCCAAGATGAACTGGAAAACAAATTTGAGATGCTTTTAGCTTAAAACATCTTGACTCAACCCAAAAAATAAACTAGACTCCGGCATGGCTAACAAAAAGCAACTCACCTCCAACTCAATTTTCCAAATCTCAAGAGAACGTGGATGGAATTATATCGGGGATTGTAATATTGAACACGGGGGATATTTCTGGAAATGGACTGGCGAGGAGAAAGAAACCGCCAAAATTATCAGAGTTTCTTTCATTGACGACTGCGAACTTTTGGAGATTGAACAGGGGCAAGTCGATATCCCTGAAGGTAAGCAAGAGCAAGACAATTGTCTTTCAACTTGTGGTTGGGAAGGTGAATGGAGTGAAGATGGTGAAGAAACCCTTCTCAGCATCTCACAAAGCGGGGATGAGATTAGCGGGGATTCCCTCAAAGATTACCTTCTCGACTCTAAAATCGCAACGTGGGGAGTTTGTGGCGATTGTGAGACAACTCACGACGAAGAAAAACTCCTCGAAAGGTTGGAAGAAATTCTGAATTATTAGCAAACAGAGCTTGACTCCCTCTCGAAAATATATTAACATACAAAAGTAATGACAGCAAAACAACAGCAAGAAGTCTCACAACTCACTGTGGCGGGTGATACTCATGCCAAAATGGCATTAATGCAAGAGGAACATGGAAACACGAAGCTTGCCGAGGATTCACGGAGGCTTTCTGCAAACCGCTATCTTGCCGCAAGATATCTGAAAGACTTCCCCGAAGTTGGGATCGTTGCCGCCATTGATTATGCGGACACTCAAGAGGTTTAAAATAATAACCGAAAGACATTGACAGTAACTCGTAAAAAGGTTACTATCTTTTCAGTTATGAGAATCCCAACGATCCAATGCTCCACACCCTCCGGTTTCATGAATATTAGGAAATATAAGCGGGAGGGTAATATTGTAAGGATCAAGGACTGGATCAATGCGGGGAGCTATCAGGCTTTGCCTAGTGGAACGACTCATGAAGAGATGAGCTTGGCAGACGCTAGGGAAGACTGGAAAAAGCGCGTTTCCGGCGGTTATACTAGAACCGCATAATAAGTTAAAAAGACATTGACTCAAACTCAAAAATATATTACCTTACAGAAGTAATGAGACAGGAACACAAATGGGTAGGTTACGGTAAGGATAATATTAAGATTTTCCGAACGATTAAGGAAATTCCGAGCCAAGCTGGAATTGGTATTGTCCCCCTGCGGATAAATTTCGGAATATATGGTATTCAATACGCCCTCGCTCATGGGGATAGAATTCAATTGAAGGATGAATCTTGGGCTGAAGTTTTCAAAGCAAGGTTAGTAACTCACGGTCTTGTCATTGGACCTTGGGATGCAGAAGCGGCAAAGAATAGCGATTGTTACTTGGAATGGCGAGGGGCTTTTCACGATAGGTGTCTGGAAAAGCTTGGTCTTAATAAATAATAAGTTAAAAAGACATTGACTCAAACCAAAAAATACAGTAAATTGTCCCTGTTATGAAAACCATCTCAACCGAAAACCACTCTTACTCTGAACTCTCCGACTCTGCAAAAGAAGTGGCAATCCAGAATCTTATCACCCAAAAAAGCGAAGATCCCTATGAAGTTGATGGGACATCCGAAGAGTGTCTCGACTCACTTAAGGCTATTGCGGAAGCTTTTAACGTCAATATCATTGATTACTCATTTGGCCCTTATAGCCAAGGTAACAAGGTGAAAATCGATGATTGGAATGATCATGAGGATTCCTTGAATACACTTTTGCGGGTTTTGATTCAAGGTGGATATGAAACACACAAGGATTTAAGTAAAATGGCAGAAAAAGAAAACTTCCCCGGTCACTGCCCTTTTACTGGAGTTTGTTATGACGAAGATATTATTGAGTCAATCACAAAATCAATCATTATTGACGGGAATGATCTCAGAACGGCATTTGATCAAGTCGGCGATTTGATTAGAAAGATCTTGGAAAAAGAAATTGAGTATGCCCAATGTGAGGAATATATCAAGGAAGAACTCGACGAAGATGAAGAAATGTTCCTCAGTGATGGTGAGATTTATTAATAGCAGAAACCTCTTGACCTTAACAACAATCTAAACTAGACTCCCGACATGCCCAACCGCCAAAAAACTTCTCTCCGTCATTCAATCCAATCTCTCCGCAATCGTTGGGGTAAACTCATAGACGCTTCTAATCGGGAAGTCAATCTTGTCCTTCGAATGATCGAAGACGACCGAAAAGTCTCTATGGAGACATCTTGGCGGGATACCAGCTGGCAGGATGCCAAAGATGGACATATGAGGATTTCCAAGAGAATGTTGAAACTTGCTGAAAAATTAGCTCGACAACACAACGAATTTGTGAAAGACTACAATATTTGGGTAATGCCTAGCATGAAACTTTCTGAAATTTAATAGCAGAAAGACATTGACTCAAATCAAAATCTATACTAATATCTGGCATGACAACTAAAGAAGCGGTTCAGGCAGTTCTATTCGAAATGGCAAGTGAGCGGAGATGCATGCCTTCTAGAATCTTAGATGAAGCAAAAGTCAATCACCTTGTCAAAAAAGACATTTCCGACCGCGTTCAAGCTTTGTTAAAAAAGGGCTAAAAAGACATTGACTCAACCTCAAAAATATAGTAACCTCCGGCATGCCTAAAACAAATCAGTGCAAAACGCTCTCCGACTACAACGCTTATTTCAAGATGCTTGACGGGAAGATTGAAAAGATTGACTCCGACTGCTCCGCAATCTCATTCCCACCTACGGATAAGAATCAGGATCGATTCTACCTTAAGAGAGAGCAAGGGGGATTCTTTCACAATATCCAATGTAATAAAGAAGGGGAGCTTGTGATTTTCTGGAAACAAGAATCGGGAGTAGAATAATAGCAGAAAGACATTGACTCAAACCACAATTTAACCTAGTATATCCACATGAGCAACCCAAACGAAAAACTAAGCACGGAAGAGATGAACAAAAGGGGGGAGGAAATGGCGCGGGTTTTTCGACTCAAAAAGGTGAAAGGCTACGATCCACCACGTTTCGAGACCACTCACGGAAATAAGACCGGACAAGGAATTTTCTTGACTGCCAAAGGAGCTATTGACGGTGAGAATGATTTCCTCATTTAATAGCAGAAACCTCTTGACCTCAACTCAATAATATATTAACTTATAGCAGTAATGAGCAAACCGACAACCAACCTTGAAATTCTCATGGAAGCATTCCGAAAGAATTGGGATCTCTTCTCAAATCTTAATTTGGATGATCCTTTCG